GGTAATTGACGCCTGGTTTGTCCCCGGTAATCATGGTGAGATCAGACCTCTTGGTTCCAAGAAGGGCGACTTCGCCGATGAGAACGCGGAACGAATTATCCCTTGGTGGATTAAGGAGCGTCTTTCTAATAGTAAACGTGTTGAGATTCATTGCACTGATAGTAAGATGCAATTGATCGATATCCATGGCTACAATTTTGTCCTTGATCATGGTGATGAGAAAAACAAGATTGAGGATGTGTGCAAACAGTCAATGCTTCTGTATGGAATGCCCATTCATTTTTATGTCTGCGGCCATCTACACAGAAGAAATGATATTCCTACCGGTTGTACACCGGATGGTAACACCTATATTCTTCGTGTTCCCTCTATCGCCGGTATGGACAAATATGCTCAGTCCCTTCAGTACGGCGGCAAGGCTGGTGCTTCTGCCTATGTTATTGAACGAAAATACGGACTGAGATGTAGCTACCCGATTTTGTTGAAGTAAAGGTGGTGAGAGGTGTGGCTACACGAGGCAAGGCCGTTAAGGTCGTAAAAGAACAGACAAAAATGTGTGTTAAGTGTGAGAATGTCAAGCCTCTCAAGGACTTCTATCCCAATAGAGATTGGAAGGATCAGGCTGGTCATGATGCTTGGTGCAAAGAATGTGTGCGAGGCTATGTTGACAACCTTGATTCCTTGAAGAAGTATTGCGCTCATAACAACAGAGCTTTCTCTGAAGAAGCTTACCAGGCTGCTGAAAAGAAAGCCAAATACATGCTATCTACCAACGAAGACTACATCAATCCGAGAGTTGCGAGAGAAAAGAAAGAACGCCTTGAGGCAAAAACGAGTGCTACGCAGTATTTCACCATGATGAACTTTAGTTCGTTCTACCATTACATTGACAATATCAGTGATACAGGTGACTTCTTCCCTACTTACGTTAACGGTGTTGTTGATAGTAAGAGCGGATTGTCCGAAAAAGACCGCACACTTGTGTATAGTAAAGAATGGTGCGGTATGTTCGAAGCATGGCAGCTTGAACGACTGAATGATCTATACGAAAGATACGAGACAGACTTTGACTTAAAGGATGTTAACATTCAGGACTACGTTCGCAAAGCGTGTAAAGCTTCACTGAATGCCGACATCGCTGAGGATAAGATGAGACGTGGAGAGATCTCTGTTAAGGAATACAAAGACACTCAACAGATCTTCGACAGCTACTCTCTTTCCTCTGGTCTTGCGGCCACAAAGCGCAAGCCTGGTGAAAACAGTGCGCTTGATAATCTTGGCAAGATAATCTACGACATCGAGGTCACGGGCATCTTATCAACAAGAAAGGTCACGTTTCCTCCTGATGACGTGGATAGAATTATTGCTGAGTTCAGACATACAGATCTTGCTATCGGTGAGGAGAATGCTCCTTGAGACAAGCAGATCAAATTAAAGAGATAAAGAATATCGAGGCGTGGGCTGACCAGATTCTCTTCTGGCGTTCGCACCTCGATGTTTTTATTGAGGATTACTTTCAGATCAAGCTAACGGATGTGCAGAAAGTCATAGCTCGTAGTATCGGTAACTGTGACATGTCTGACGTTGTTCAGAGTCGTGGTGCTGGTAAGACTTGGCTTATCTCCATCTGTGGTTTTGCTCTTGCCGTTCTGTATCCGGGTAGCATGATAGCTGTTGCCTCCGGTACCGCAGAACAGGCAACCCTTATTTTGCAAAAGCTTGACGATAAGTTCCTATCCAATCCCAATGTGATGCGCGAGATTGAGTGCGCCAAACATAAACCAGTTATCATCAGCCGTTCTAAGAGCGAGTGTTTCTTGAAGAACGGCAGTAAGATAAGGTCTTATTCCGTTGGGACACTCAGAGGTCAACGTGCCAAGATTGTTATTATTGACGAAGCTCCTGAAGTGAAAGAAAAAGATCTTCAGGCGATCATTGGTCCTATCCGAAACGAAACACGTCAGATTTGCTTTGAAAATGGATGCAAGGACTATAACTCAAAGCTGATTTCAATTACATCCGCATGCTTGAAGAGTAACTACTTCTTCCGCGACTTCTCGGCAAAAGTGCGAGACATGCGGAATGGAGACGAGCATGTGTTCGCTTGCGCTCTGAACTATGAGGTCGCTGTAAGAACTGGCATAACGTCTCTTGAGTTCTTCGAGAGCGAAAGAAAAAGAATGCCGGAACCGCAGTTCCAAATGGAATATGGTTCCTTGTTCTTGGGTGCTGAAGCTGGATCTTGGTTCCCTTATGAGGTTATTGAACCTTGCAGAGTCTTGGAAGATGTTGAGATAGCGGCTCCTGTGAAGAGCCAGTCTCAGTATGTTATTGGGCTTGACTTGGCCACGTCCGCTGCGAACATCGCCGATAACGCCATTATCTGTGTCATTAAGCTTGTGGAGAGGCCTGATGGGTCTTACCTTAAGAAGCTTGTGAATCTACGTTCCTTCCATGGTAAGAAGCTTGACTTCTTGGCTACAGAGGTGCGAAAGATGCTTATCAGGTTCCCTAATACAATTCGCGTTGTATTTGACCATCGTGGACTTGGCGATGCTCTACCTCAGTTCCTTAATAAACCTTGGACGGATCCGGAGACCGGGAAAGAATATCCGCCACTGGTTTTGGATGATGAGATCAGCACAATCAAGAATGCAAAGCCTCTGCTTCGAAGTGTTATCGCAAGCGCGGCAATCAACCAGAACCTTGCGACTTCCCTTCGTGTTGCTTTCGAGCAGCACATGATCGAGATTCCAATTTCATCAAGGCGTATCCTGAATGGTCACGTTGCCATCGATACGGATGATGACGAGGAGTCTGCTCGCAGAAGCTACACGCAGATGGAAAAAGCAATCTTCGTCGAAACAGACGCTTTGCAGATTGAGCTTGGTAACATTGTTGCCAAGGTAAGCACATCCGGAACATACACATATGATACAGCAAAAACCACGCAGCACAAGGATAGATATTCTTCTTTGGCAATGGCTGTATGGTTTATCACCCAACAAGAAGAAGAACGCAAAGCGCTTATAGCGCGAAATGCCAACACGACTGTAATAGGCGTTGTTGGTTCCATTATCTGAGAAAGGAGGAATATGAATGGGTTTATTTGATCGGTTCCGATCACGACTCTCGAGCCCTGCTCCTGTCGGTGCTGAAATAACCTTCGCCGACGTTGCGGTAGGTGCAAATTCAAGTGATGGATCTATTTCTTCTACTTATTCAGATAAGAACATTACGTTCACTGGCGAGGTCACCGGCCTTGACTATGCTACGATCTTAAGGGATAAGCAAGCAAACATCAATTCGCTTTATCAGTTGAGCGACTATTATGTTGATGCAGATCCTATCTATCGTGGAATTATCAAAGAAGTATACACACCTTTCAGCATTGTTGATGATTATCGACTGGTTGGAGCCAATGAGTCTGTGAAGAAGAAATACGAAGACTACTATGAAAGAATCAATCTTCGTAATGTGATGGAAAGTGTTTTCCTTTCCTACTACAAATACGCTAACGTTTATATCTATCTGATGCCTGATGGAAGAATTATTACTCTTCCTCCGCATCTGATCCGCATTTCGAACGTTACGGTTGGCACACAGCCTGTTCTTGAATTCAACTGCGGCGAACTGCGAAACAACACAAGAATCCAAACCGGATCTGTTTACAAGGACTATGTACAGGATCAGGAAATGGAAGTCAAGCTGGAAGGTTATCCAGAAGAAGTTTCCATTGGTCTTAATTCAAATGTCGACTGGGTCCAGCTGAATCCAGCCAACACTTACGTCATGCAGGATACGAAGGAAGACTGGACAAGATATGCAATTCCAATGATTTCTGCTTGTCTCAAGCCTTTGAAGAAAAAGGAACTTATCTCCAACTGGGAAGACTCTGGACTTCAGCTTGGTATGCATTCTTTCCTTCATGTCAAGTATGGCGATAAGGATGAAAAGGTTGCACCAAACCGTGACCAATTGACGGCTCTGTTCAATCTATTTAGAACGGCTATGACAAGTTCTGCTTCCTTGGCTGTGACGAACTCTTGGTGTGAATCAAAGTTTGTTCAGCCGGATTTGAAAGACTTGTTTGAATATGATAAGTACCGTGGCGTTAATGCCGATATTCTTTCAGCTGGCGGTGTATCAGGAACAATTGTTTCTGGCCGGAATGAAACGGGTGCTTCATTTGGCACTTCTCAGATCTCTGTTAAGACCGCTGCTATTAGAATTCAGAAAGGCAAGAATCAGTTCTGTGATATCATGAATCGGATTAACGCAAGACTGAATTCTTCAGCCTCTAAGGTGATGCCTCATGCTGCCGACAAGAACGTGCCTAAGTTCGAGTTCCCGCCGGTGGATCTGGCAAGTAGTGGAGCTTTCCAAGACGCTTGCATGAAGCTGTGGGAGAAGGGCGTTCTTTCTGATCGTACTCTACTTACTACTTACGGCTATGACGTTGGTCAGGAAGTGGAACGCAAGGCGAACGAGCAGAAGGACGGCACAGCGGAAACGTTGATGCCAAAGGCGTTAAAGGAATCAAAGGACACTGATACATCAACGGAAGCCAAGGAACGTGGTCGACCTAAACTATCCGATAACGAAAGAACCAGTGATCCCGGTAATGCCGAAACGGGCGCACAGCCCAAACCATCAGCCCCTGACCAAGGGCAATAACATTATCAATCCTCCCATTGAGGGATTGAACATATCATAAGGCAAAGTAGCCGCCTGTCCTCCTGCTGCTGACTTTGCCATGTGAGGATGAGACATATGGAGCAAGAAAAAATCTATATTCAAGCTTCTGATGTTTCGATGGAGACTCCCGAATCTAATGATCAATTCTTGGTAGTCAGAATGAGAATGTTCTCTACTCGTGCCAATAGGAATAAGCAGGGTGTTACAGAGGCGTTCATCGACGAGATTGTTGAAAACCCCGAGAAGTACTACTGCACTCCTCTTTATGTTGACGAGAAGAGATTGAAGAAGCACCAGTATTATAATCTGGGTCATCTCTACAATGAGAAGACTGGCAGATTTGCCACAACTCAGGTTGGCGGCTTCTGTGCTTTTGAAAAACAGGAAGATGATTATGGTATCAGCCTTTATGGCGAAGCCAGAATTCCTAAGAGAGAAATTGAGATCTGTAATGCCGTGGCCGAGATGTTCGACCTCGGCATTCTTAATTTCTCGTTTGAAATCAGCTACACGAAGGACGGCGTCGTTGAAGACGAAGAGAACGAAGTAATCTACGTTGATGCAGCTGATGGAAACGCTCTGACAGGCATGGCTATTGTGTCTGTCCCTGCTTACCCTGAATCGGTTGCTCTTTCGCTTGTTGCTGAAGAGCTTGACCCCGAAGATCATGATGATGAGTCTCCGGAAGAAAGCGAACCCGATGATCCAGACGATGATAAAGACGAGGATCCGGAAGAAGCTGAACATGAGGGAGATGAAAACAAAATGGAAGAAAAGGCTATGGATATTGTGGCCGAGGCCACCGAAGAAGTGGTTGAGACCACAGCTATTGCTGAAACCGAAGAAACGGTA